TAATGATCTTGAAATTCAAATTGGTGGACAGACTAAACAAGATATGGATTCTTATTTAGGTAAGATGGTAAAGGTGACCCTTACATCAATGCACTCTGATGAGGTAGCATCAGGAAGGATACTAGGACTAGCAGACGAGCTACCAGATGATAATGAAGAAGATTATGAGGATTATGGTGGTGGTACTGTAGTACAATTTGAAAAAAAAAAGTCTACTGCTCTAATTGTGACGAAGAGGTTATTTCAGAGAAACCATTTATAGCAATTGATAATAAACCTTATTGCAACTATTGCGTTGCCTCATTTCCAGAGAGTATATATTAAATTATGAGAATTGTAAAATTAAAACTTCTAACAAGTAGAGTAAATGACCACACTTCTATAGATATTAGTAATGCCCCTGCATTTGCTTTATTAAAAATGAAGGAGGATGATACATTCCTAGAATTAAATTACCCATCTTTATGTAGAGATTTTGTTGGGCCAGCTTGTGTATGTGCTCACAAAAAGGTAAGGAATATATTTTCAAATATGATTCTAGAAGAAGATCTATTGACTGATACAAACCAAACGTCCATCTCTATCTCTATTAACCCAGATGGAATGAATCATTTATTAAATAACATCAGAATATTGCATGAGTTTGAACAACATCTCGGTATAAAACTAACTGAAGTCTGTAGTACTAACGAATTAGATAGATTCGGCAGGGCTCATTTAGTTATCATAGGTGATAAATTTTGGATAAAGGCTCCATTAGCAATCTCATTCTATACTTTTTTCTTAAGATGTTTAACATATTTCGAGTATCATAAGAATATAGGTACTATAGAGAGTGCGTTTAAATACCTATCGTCAAAAGGCTCTGATAACGTAGATTCTAATTATGCCAAAAAGATTATATCAAATATAGATGTAAGATTATTATTTGGTAATTTAGATAGAGTTTTAGGAGATAATCCTTTCACTGGTTTAAATGATAAGGTAATTCTTAAAGATACTTCTTGGATTGAAGATAAAACAAAGAGCTATCCAGATATTTTAGAAGGAGTTTACAAAAGCTCTTACTTTAATAACAAATATCAGTTTAGAATGAGTAGCCTCTATTCTCAATCAGGGCTAGTCACCTTCTCAGACTGTCTATTTTTAGTACATCAAGAACGGCAGCACTATATAGGAGTTTCGAATCTTGGTTTAGATTGGGTCTCCAACTATATTGATTTAGCTGTAGAGAATAAAGTTTTAACCCTTAAAAGAAACCCTACTAATGGTCTTCAGTCATTTGAAGCAAACTAGAGTCTTATTACATTAAAAATTGAGAATAACCAAAATGAATGAAAAAGTAAATTTAGTAATAGTAGATTATGGCAATAGTTATGGTAGACCACTTTCAACTCAAGCCCCTTTATTCTCTATCCTTCGCAAAGTAGTAGAGTTTGACAAGAAAGAAGTCTACTATGAATTAGCACTAGAGTCTAAGTGTAGAGATTTTGTCGGTAGTACTTGTTTAGCTTCTAATCTAAGATTTCATAATCCTTTAAATACTAACGATAAAAATAGAATTGCTTCTATTGATGAAGCGCTTGTCTCTATATCAATAAATGCCCTTCATTCAGATTTACCAAAGTCTAGAATAGGCATTTTAAATGATATAGAGAGAGAGATGGGTATCACTCCTACAACTGTCCATGAAACCAATGTTAAAATTGGAATTAATGGTAGGAAAAAGTTAGTATTTATCGGAGATAGCTTATGGATGAAGTCTCCACATGCAATATCTATCTACACTTTCCTAATAAGATGTTTGTGCTATCCATCTGATAAATCAATAACAACTATTGAAGAATTATTCAATATGATTTTAATAGAGTATACAAACTCTAATGATGCTTCTTTCATATTCAGATTTCTACCTTATATCGATATTAGATTCTATCTAATTAACTTAGATAGAATATTAGGTAAGAACCCATTAACAGGTATGAATGATGAAGAGTTAACTAACACAGTTTTTAGTATAGAAAGTAGCTCTTTTGGACAATATTCTATGGACCATCAAAGTACTTATTCTAACAAGTATATTAGAACTAATTATAGATTCTCTTTGAATGTAACGCATCCTCAATCAGGAATAGTTCATATAACATACTTATTAACCCTTATAGAAAAAGGCACTTTTATGTCAGATATGTCTGAGTCTTGCATGGGCTTAGATTGGGTTTCCAATTATATTGATTTAGCTATAGAGAAAGGGATTTTCAAATCAGTTAAAGTAGATGAAAAAGAGTCATTTAAAAGAATCACTAAGACATGGGAGAATAATGACAGAAAAAAATAAATATCTAAGAAACGAAAGTTGCCCATCTTGTGGATCGTCTAATGGTCTAGGAGTTTATCTTAGACCTAATGGATCAACATTTGGAAAATGCTTTAAATGTAATGAGGTACATAGTATGGATGAAACAAAAGACGTTGTTAGTAATGCTCCATCTAAAATAGATTATGATTATTACAGTGCTGAGTTTCATCCATTAAAAAGTAGAGGTATATCACAAAAAGTATGCGAGAAGTATGAAGTAAAGAGTGTAGTAGATTCTGATGGAAATGATTTAGTACACTTTTATCCAGTATTAAATGGAGACCTGTCTCTATCAGTGTGTATTAGGGAAGTTAAAGGTAAAAAGTTTAAATGGGTGGATGCAGGAGCTAATCAGGAATTCTTTGGACAAAGGGTTGTTGGTAGTAAGGGTAAGATGATTATTATTACTGAGGGTGTTTGTGATTGCCTAGCGGCAGTTGAAATGCTAGCATTACAAGGAAAGTCCTATAGGGTTGTCTCTGTTAATAATGGTGCAGGCTCAGCAGTAAAAGTAGTAAAAGATAATTATGAATGGTTAGCCTCTTTTGAGAATATCTTCTTAGCATTTGATCAAGATGAACCAGGGCAGAAAATGGTTCCTTCTATATCTGAGATGTTTCCCCCTAATAAAGTAAAGAATATAACTTTCTCTGAGAAAGACCCAAATGCCTTACTACTATCAGGGAAATCCAAGGAATTCTTAGAAGCTATCTATTGTGCTAAAGAAAGCAGGCCAGACGGTATTGTAAGTGTAGAAGATTTGTTTGATGAGGCTATTAAACCCCCAGAAATGGGCTTATCTTTTCCTTGGCCTACATTAACTGAGGCTACTTACGGATATAGAGATGGAGAACTTTGGGGTATAGGCGCAGGCTCAGGAACTGGAAAAACAGAATTCTTTAAAGAGTGCATTCATCATACAATCAATTTTCACCATGAAACAGCTGGAGTTATCTTTTTAGAAGAGCCAGCAGCCAAAACACTTAAAGTATTAGCTGGTAAAAAAGTTAATAAGAGATTCCATATTCCATCAGATAAAGGCGGAGATTGGACTATAGAAGAATTGGTAGATGGTATTAATGACTTAAAAGGAAAGGTTTTCCTTTATAATCATTTTGGAGCAAAAGACTGGGAATCTATTAAACCTAAGATAAGATTCATGGTTCAGTCTTTAGGTATTAAAAGAATTTATTTAGATCATTTAACTGCGTTAGTAGCTCAAGAGGATAATGAGTATAAAGCACTCAATAGGCTTATGGAAGAAATGTCTAGTCTTTGCCAAGAGCTTAATTGTACTCTTTTTTATGTCTCTCATTTGCGTAAAGCTTCAGGTACTCCACATGAAGAAGGTGGAAGAGTTACAGCAGATCAGTTTAAAGGTAGTGGGGCAATCGTCTTTTGGTCAAACTTTCTTATTGGGCTTGAAAGGAATCAACAGGCAGAAGATTTGGATGAAAGAAATACAACAACTCTCAGAGTTCTAAAAGATAGAAATACAGGATTAGCTACAGGAACTACTTTTAGATTAAAGTATAACCATACTACAGGTAGATGGGGAGAAGAAGATGAAGATGAATATAATGAATCTTTTTAGTATTTCATTATTTACAATTAATAAGGATTAAGATGATTGAACAACAGTCGAACATGCTTTATCAGCTCTTCTCTATGGAAGAAGAAGAGAAACAAAATAGAAAGTTATATAGATTATTAGCAGTAGCATTACTAACGATTAATGTAGACAGAGACATTATCACACTCCAATTTAGTAATAAAATAGAAGTAAAGATAACTATATATGAGTTCCATTTTTATATAGATTTTTCTGATAAAAGTCTATTTCAAAATGGTGAGAACAAAGAGACAAAACAAAGTAAAGATAGAATATTATACTATCTTGAATATATAGGAAATCTTAGATCATGAAACTAAAGACTATTAGAATTGATAAAGCCTATGGTAAAAATAAATTTTCATTTTATATAACTAAGGCAACAGAAGATGTGTATGTAAATGGAAAAACTGAACCATATCCACTTGGATTTTATCATTTTAACCCAGATAAAGTGACAGATAAAGAAGCTTTTATTAAGTTAGTAACTTGTATGGAGAAGGCGCATAATGATAAAATAAAAGAAATAAAACTATCATTATCTAGTCTAATAACTTTTAAGGAGTCAGTTATTAATGGAAAGAATAGTCTTTGATATAGAAGCTGATGGACTATTAGAAGAATCTGAAAATATTTGGTGTATTTCTTATAAAAACTTAGAGACTACAGAAGTTAATACTTTATATGGACCATCTCTAAACAAGTATAAAATATCTGCTCTATTCAAGGATAAAATAGTCATTGGGCATAATATAATAAAGTATGATATTCCAATGCTTAAGAAATTCTATAAGTTAGATCTAATAGATACTTTAGAAAATGAAAACATAATTGACACCTATTTAATGTCTAAAGTACTTTATCCAGATAGACCTATGCCTAAGAATTGTCCTACCTCCATATTAAATCCAGTTACTAACAGATCAAAGAAAATTGGCCCTCATGGATTAGAGAGTTGGGCTTGGAGAGTAGGAGAAAGAAAATTAGCCATTCACGATTGGAGAGAATTTACTCCAGAGATTATTCAAAGATGTGAAGGAGATGTAATTATAAATGAGAAGGTTTATTATAAACTATTAAAAGAAGCTAATCTTAAGGAACTGTAATGTTATCTAAAACAGAAGAATGCCAGAGACTATTTGATTCTATTCCAATAGAGACTACATTAAAACTTAAATTTAATTTAAGCTACTCTGATATAATTGGGGAGATAGTTAAGAAAGTAAGACATAATGCTTACTCATACTCTTTGTTTCTAGTAAATAGAGATGATAGAACTGGTGGATTTTTCTGGATAAAGCCAGACTATATAGATTATTTTGGTAGAAAGGTAATAGATTTTGAAATAATATCTAAGGAAGAAATATGAAAGAAGAAACTAATAATTACAAACATCTATACGAGTTAGAAAGAGATTCATACTTTAAAATAGCTTCTACAAATGAAGTTAATGAATTCCCTATTTTACATCTGAAACGTATCGATGGTATGTACTCTCTTTGTTATGATGAACAAGGTAAAACATATCACTTAGCAGCATTCACAATAGTTGAGCAAGTAGATAAACCGAATAATTGGAGTGGAATAAAATGAGTAGAAAACTAGCTACTATCAGAAGAATAGCAGAAATAAAAAGCATTGAAGGTGCTGATAGGATTGTGGCTTATCGAGTAGATGGCTGGTGGGTAATAGGGCAAAAGGATCAATTTAATATAGATGATTTAGTTCTTTATTTAGAGATTGACTCTTGGGTACCTACCAAATTAGCTCCATTCTTAAGTAGAGGAAAGGAGCCTAGAGAGTTCAAAGGGATTAAAGGAGAAAAACTAAAAACAATTAGAATGAAAGGTCAAATATCCCAAGGTCTAATTTTACCTTTAGTAAAAGAAGGCACCTTCTGGGGGTATCAGGAGACTACTCCAGCAGGAAGAACTTTACTAATAGTTGTAGATGAATATGAAGATCTTACGGAAACTCTAGGAATTATGGTATGGGAGGCCCCCACTAAATATGATAGCAGAGGTAACTACATAGGGAACCCTGAAGCTAGAGAAGGTGGTTTTCCTTGGTACATACCTAAAACAGATCAAGAAAGAATACAAAATTGTTCTAAGCAGTTATCAAGATGGATTCAAAATAGAGAGGAATTTGAAGTAACCGAGAAATTACATGGTTCTTCTATGACAGTGTATGTTAATGATCAGGATGAGGGAGTATGTTCTAGGAATATTAATCTTAAAGTTCCAGAAAATGGAGTATTTAATCCTTATTGGCTTGTAGCTCAATCAAATGAGTTAATACCAAAGTTAAGAAGCACTGGTAGAAACCTTGCTATTCAAGGAGAGCTGATAGGACCAGGAGTACATGGTAATATGTACAACCTAGATAAGATAGATTTCTATCTATTTAATATCTGGGATATTATACATCAAAGATGGTTCTCTTCAGAAGAAAGAGTACAACTATGTGAATTATTGAATATAAAGCATGTTCCCATTCTACCTGTATTTAAAGTAACACCTGAAACAACTATTGATTCACTATTAAGTTCAGCAGATGGAAACTCTATACTTAATCCTAATGCCTTTAGAGAAGGGTTAGTATTTAAAAGTTTAAAATCTAGTGAATCATTTAAAGCAGTATCTAATTATTTCTTGGAAAGAGAATAGAAAATGAGTACACAAGTAGCAGTATTTATAAGAGGTGGAGTAGTACAGTCAGTCTACTCTAATAAGACTGATGTTGAAGTAGAAGTATTTGATATGGATGACCTTAAAGAGTTCCATGACTTTAAACAAAGAGAAGAGGAACTTGAAAAATATCTAAAAAGTAAAAATAGAGTCTACTAGTCATTGAACAAAGATGGCACATATTAAATGGGATGAGGCGCTAGCATTAGAGAGAGATGTAGCTATTATCTGCCAAGCTCAGGAAGAGCATGGTATATACTTTGACTTAGACAAAGCTTATAGATTAATAGATGAATTAGAAACTCTAAAAGAGGAGAGGTATAATGAGATAAGAGAGTTTCTAAACTTTGAAATAATAAAAGAAGAAACAAAAATTCTATTAGAAAACTCATGGAATTATGTTAAGAAAATTAAACTTAAAAATGGTAACTATGTCGAATCAGTTCTTTCTAGGTATAGTGATCCTTCTATCGTTGTTGGGCCATTCAGTAGGATCAGAATTGATGAGCCATCGATTAGTAAGAGACAGTCTATTGTACAGCAGCTTCTTAAACTCGGCTGGAAACCAAAGGAGTTTACCGAGAAGGGGTTCCCACAATTAACAGTTAAGGGAGAACCAGTAGATACATTAGAAGAAGTTGGACCTTTTGGTAAAGCTTTATCTGATTGGTATGTTTACAATCATAGACAATCCCAGGTAACTGGATTTCTTCCTCATGTTCGTAATGACCATAGAATAGCTGCACAGATAGATACTTGTGCAACCAACACTTATAGAGGGGTTCATAGGGTAGTAGCTAATATCCCTAGGCCATCTTCTGTATTTGGGAAGGAGATGAGAAGTTTATTTACCGTCCCTCCTAATAAAGTGTTTGTTGGAGCCGATGTATCTGGCTTAGAGTTAAGAATGTTGGCTCATCATATGAATGATCCTAATTATATTGATCAAATATTAAATGGAGATATTCATACTTATAACATGAATATGGGACAACCCTATTTAACTGATAGGGATTTAGCTAAAACATTCATCTACATGTTTATATATGGAGGCGGCGATGAGAAAGCAGGTAGAGTAATAAATAGCACTGCTAAAGATGGAAAACGTCTTAAAGACACCTTCTTGGAGGGAATTCCAGCATTAGCTAATCTAATTGCTAAATGTAAGAGATTCTCAGAGAAACATGGATACATCCCTTCAATCGATAATAGAAAGATCTATATCCGTACTTTTGAAGGAAGGGTATTAGTTCATACAGCCCTTAATGCTAAGTTACAAACAGATGGAAGTATTGTAACTAAGAGGGCTATGGCTATAACCAACTATGAAATAAAAAGAAGAGGGTTAAATGCTAATCAAATACTATTCTATCATGATGAGTATGCTTATGAATCTGATCCAGATTGTGCAGAGGAGGTAGGTGAGATTATGGTCGATTCTATGAGATTAGCTGGTGAATACTATAGACTAAGAATTCCAATAACTGGAAAGTATGCTATTGGTAGAGATTGGGGAGTTCATTAAATGAAAGCGTATGGAATACCTAGAGTTATAAGTAGAGAATTTCCAGATCCATTAGATATTAAAGAGTTTGGAATGGCAAGTCATGTAGGACAATTAATTACTAAATCAGGAGAATATAAATCTTATACTCGTTCTTCCAAGGAAAGGAGGGCTACTAGAATTTATTGGAAAAAGAAAGAAAGATACAGGATTAAAAGAATTATGTATAATGAGAGTCATTAAATGCTAGATATGAGTAAGTTAACACTTAAAGAAATGGAGAAGTTACAGGATGAACTACCTAGTGTAATAGCGCAAAAAAGAACTGACAATATAGATATGGAGGATCTACTACATTACTTTTTTTGCAAACAAAAAGAACTATTGGAAAATCTGGATTTATCAGAATTGATAGGAATAGCAGAAGAGGAAGAACTTAAAGAAGAGGAGTATTTAAAACTATTAAAAAGCTTGACAAATAAGTAAATCCATGGTATAATATTCATATTAAATAGAGATAGATTATGAAAAAGGTAAAATAATAATGACTACGGAAGTTCGTAAGTGTTCTTGTAAAAACATATTTCAGGATCAAGAGTATGGTAGTGGAATGAGAGTTTGTAACTATGATGATAAAGGAGGAAGTACTTGTACAGTTTGTGGAGTTACTCATAAAGGGCATTTAGAAGTTAAAAAGACTACTAAGAAATAGGTGGGTTTATGTCAGGAGTACCATATGAACATTCATTACTTATCGAATCAAATAATAATGAATTTTTAAATAGAAGTAGATTCTTTGAAACAGATGATACTGAATCAATTATAGATGCTATAGCTGATAAAGAACATTCAGATTGGCTAATAGATTTAGATGAAAGTGAGTTTAATGAAGGCTGTTAAATATAGATCAACGCTAGTATTATTACTAGTAATATCTGTAGTTACACCTTTTGTAGTATATTATCTTGTATTAAATATAATACAATTTGTTTTAAATAAAGCTTAGGAGAATTAAAGAATGCCAATTTTAAGAGAAGTTCCTGTTATGTGGGCGCAAGTGTTATCCCCTAGCACACAGTTTGAGCCTGCTTGGGAAATTCAAGTGTTGCTAACAGATGAACAAGCTGCTCAACTTAAGGAAGAAGCTAAAGCTGTTAATAAGAAAGGGATTAAGTTGAAAACGGAAGATGGAGCTACTTCTTTTAGATTCCGTAGGAAGGTAGCACGAGCAGATGGTAATGGAGAAAATAAGCCACCGTTGGTCTGTGGACCAAAAGGTAAAGACGATCATTGGGACAAACTTATAGGGAATGGGAGCATCTGCAATATTCAATATTCTTTCTCCGAATTTAATAATAAATATGGTGTTGGAGTTACATCTGATTTAAAAGGGGTCCAAGTAATTAAGCATATCCCATTTGGAGAACAGGATGGAGAAGGGTTTGGGGAAGTAAATGTATCTGTTGACAGCCGTAATACCCCTAATAAAGAGTCTTTTGATGATGAAGACTTCTCATAATAATTATTATAAACTAAATTAAATCTTATAAATTCAAAAGGAACTAAATGACTCAGATTATTAAAGAAACTCAAGATTATATTTTATGTGCTACCTCAAATGCAAAAGGATCAGAATCAGAAGATTCTTATCAAATTAGAAATAAACAATATGGGATTATTGAATTAGACACTCAGATATTACCACAAGCTTTAAAGTTTGTAGATGATCTACAAGTAGCTCTAGATGCTATTAGAGATATGGGTAAGACAGATGGGAAGAAGGTTGTACAATTAAGTAGTGCTAAGCCAACTATCTGATAAATTAAAAGTACTAGAAGTAATAGTAATTGTAGTGCTATTACTTCTAGGATTTACTGAAATAATAATAGGATTAAAATAATAATGAGTAATGATACTATAACCTTTGCAGATACTTTTCAATTAGGTGAGGGTTGGGAAAAAGATCCAGTAACATCTGTTACTAACTTTATAGAGAGAGCTAATAGAGCATCTAGATTCATTAAGAAAGTATCAGATGATAAAAATGTAAAGCTGGTAAACATAGTTTATCATGTAGAAGTTATAATTGCTGAACCAGATGCTTTAGTAGATGAGCAAGTAGAAGTAAGTAAAGATGAATCTTTAGATGAAAATTTCTGGATTAAAGTAGCTAATGGGGCTAAGTATGAATAGGATAGCTCTGTCTATATTTTTCTCTACATTCTATCTCTCTTCGATATATGAACTAACTCATTCTATGCCTTTTCAAGGACTCTTTGATTTTTTAATAGCTTTAGTTCCATTGTATTTCTTTCTCTCTAGTAATAGAGAGAGTACTTAAAACCAATGAGAGGAGACTGGAGAAATAGAAGTATTACTTTAACTAAACTATACCTAATCATAATAGTAGGTTATATTATAATTAGAGCATGGGGCTATGTATGCAAACTGCTTTAATAGATGGAGATGAGGTAGCTTATAAAATTGCATCTACTTATCAAAATAAATACTATGTAGTTTTAAAAGATGATAAAGTTTTATGGAAAACCAAAACAAAGGAGGAAGCAGTAGAGTCTATAGGTAATAGAGATGATCTTGAGATTGAACCAGCGGTAGAGGAATTAGATACAAATGGTTACAAAGACAGAATTACGAAATTCATTGATAGCATTATTAGTGATACTAATAGCTCTAATTATCGATTATTCTTTTCTGGAGAAAACAATTTCAGACATGCACTTGCAACCTTGCAACCCTATAAAGGTAATCGAGACCCCACCCTTAAACCAGTATGCTATTCACTCATTAGAAAGGAGTGTGAGGATAGAGGAGCTGAGTATGTAGATTATCTAGAAGCGGACGATCTATTATCTGCATATAATGTAATCTTACCAGAAAAAACAATAATTTGTTCAAGTGATAAAGATTTAAGGACAGTTAGTTGTACTAACTATAATATCACAACTAAGAAGATAATAGAAATTGATCAAGATGAAGCTATGTATAATTTCTATTATCAACTGTTAGTAGGAGACGAAGTAGATAATATTCCCTCTCCTTATTACCTAGGACCAGTAACAGCTAAAGCTGTATTGAAAGAACTATATGGTTCTTCATATTATTTCTACTACGAAGGCATTTTACCTTGCTATGAAAAGTATTTATTATCAGTAGATAAAGAAGGTAACTACAAAACTAAATGGTATAATGGACAAGACATACATGATGTACTTTGGGAAGTAGGAAATCTATTATGGATGCACAGAACATTAGACAAGGATGAGAGATGGGGGACTCCTGATTCCTATAAACAAATGATTAAATTAATAGGAGTTGGCGATATTGACTAAAAGGAAAAGTATTAACCCTTTAAAGAAAAAGAATTGGTGTCAATGGAAAGCTTCTCAAGTTCGTAGCTCATGGAGGACTAGAGCTAGAAAGTTTGGACTATCTTTAGATGAAGTGCCTACTAGAGCTGAAATTCAGAAATGGTTAGAGGATCAACATCCAGTCAAATGTTATTTTACAGGTGGTTTTATTGTTCTAGATACAATAGAATTAGATCATAAAACCCCATTAAGTAGGGGCGGTAAATTACATTTAGATAATGTAGGTATTACATCAAGATGGTATAATAATATAAAAGGACAGATGACTGAAAAGGAGTTCAGACAACTATTAAGATTAGTTTCTAAATGGGAAGACAAAGGTCTGTCTTTATTTAAAAGACTATCTTCTTCAAATAATATATATAAAAGGAAATAATGGATATTTTTGTATTTACAGCTCTTTTACTATTAGTTCTTTGGGTATTGTATTAATGAAAGATAATTTAACACTTTTAAATTTTGAGAAAGAAGATTCTTCATCTGGTCTAGTTAATATTACCTATCATACAGGAGAGGTAGAAGTAATAAAAGCAGACTATATGGGAATATCTCAGGAAGTTCCAGGATTCTTAATGCTATGGAATGAAGAGCCCTATAGTTTAGAAGGCTTTTATAATACTAGGTATATTGCTAAAATAACTACAGAGAGAATTAATGATAACAGCAAAAGTAATTAAAGATTCAATCTATAATGGAAAAAGATTAACTACTTTAGAATTAGAGTATCCAAGATACATTCATTCAGAATTTATGACTCATAGAGTCTTCTCTAGAAATGCTCAAAGTAGTAGAGCGATACCAATTGATAGAATGATTAGTAGAGTAGAAGAAAGCAAATGGTACCCAATCTTTATGAAGAATCAATCAGGGATGACAGCTTCTGTACCTTTATCGTTTAACGAAGAACAAATAGCTAAAGCAGATTGGGATAATGCTAAAGCAGAAATGATTAGGAGGGCTAGAGTATTAGCTAGGAGTGGAATACATAAGCAAATAGTTAATAGACTCTTAGAGCCTTTTTCAACGATTAAGGTTATTGTTAGTGCTACTGAATGGAATAATTTCTTTAGGTTAAGAATCCATCCAGCAGCTCAACAAGAGATACAAGTACTAGCGACTACTATCAGAGACGCTATGCTTAATTCTAACCCTGATCATTTGGATATAGGTGAATGGCACTTGCCTTACCTAAAAGAGGATGAGAGTATATTAGAATTATCTATTCAAAAGAAACTAAGCACAGCTCGTTGTGCTAGAGTATCTTATCTAAATCATGATAAGAAATTAGATATAGATAGGGATGAAGGTTTACATGAGTCACTTTTAAAAGAGAGGCATATGTCCCCGTTTGAACATATAGCAACCCCTTGGAATAACGACAGAACCTCTAACTTTAAAGGTTGGAGACAGTATAGGTATGACATGGAGAGTTTATCATAATGTATTTGTTTTATATACTACTTGGGTGTGCTATAGCTCTTTTAATAAATACTAGGGAAAGAAAGAGTCTTCCTGATCTTTCAAATTCAGAAATTATAGGTGTAACTATTGCTATTATTTTTGGATGGCTTATTCTACTCCCATTCATTATTAGTGAGTATTTTAAAAACATTGATCTAAATTTATCATGTAAGAAAAAGTTCTTCTGGGAGAAATAAATAATGACTGTTTACTTTGGGGCTGACTGGCATCTATATCATAAGAAAGTCTTAGAATTCTCTAATCGGCCTTTCTTAACTATTGATGATATGAAAGATTATTTTATACATGAGTACTTAAGCAAAGTAAAGAGGAATGATACAGTATATCTTTTAGGCGATATTTCCTTTTCTAATAAAGCAATTATAGATTTAAAAGACTTACCAGGGTATAAAGTATTAATTAAAGGAAACCATGATCCAAAGGGATTCTCTAATAAATTAAATGGTATTTGGGATGAAGTCTATGACTATAGAAAAATACATTCAGAAAGAGGTAGAAAACTTATTCTCTGTCATTTCCCAATAGAATCATGGGACGGAATGGATAAGCAAAGATCTATACACCTACACGGACACACACACAATAATCTATCTCACTCTATTTCTACAAAATTTGATAGAATAGATGTTGGATATGATGCTACAGGACAAGCTCTATCTACATTAGAAGAATTATTAGCAATGCAAGAACAAGGACTAATTAACGAGAGATTTAAAAGAATTATGAATTATGAATTATGAAGATTGAAAATTGGATAATCCTGAATAAACGTATTCTTGGGGAGGTATATGGAAACCCTAACTTTCCAAATGGGTGCTACATCCATACCAGCACAGTTGTAAACTACTACGAAGATGATGGAGTATATTATGTAGTAACTGCATCAGGAAGTGTATATGGATTAGGTAAACCAGATAGATACGCTACTAAAGAAGCAATTGATTTATCCCTTCTCAATACAATAGAAGGAATAGATACTTTAAAAGGTCAAGAATGAATATAAAGTATAAAGATAATGATGGATTTGTAATTTACCATAATGGAGGCAAAGTAAACGTGGAACCAGATATTAACTCATTAGCACATCAAATAGAGGAATGGGGGAGAAAAAGAGGGATATTAGAGTCTTCTGATCCTAAAACTCAAGCACTAAAAACTATTAGTGAAATTGGAGAGTTTGCTGATAACGTAGCTAAAGGGAGAGATTGTAGGGATGATATTGGGGATATTGTGGTAACATTAGTTCTTCAATGTGCTTTACAAGGGTATTCATTTGCTGAATGTATTCAATTAGCCTACGATGAGATTGCTGGTAGAAAGGGTAAGATGGTTAACGGTATCTTTGTAAAAGAGGGTGATAATTGTGAGTGATTCACGAGATGTACCACAAGAAATATATGTAGACAGTGATGGTGATTTAGTTACTAAAGAGAATATGTTTGTATCAATCGATGAAATTATCCATGCTTATGAAGAGCAAGGATATACTATCTCAATTGTAAAACTACCTATCGAGGAAGAAGAATGAGAGGGGCAGTATCTAAAAGATTAAAGAGAGAAACTTTGTTAGTAATTGCTGATATGGGGTCTCTTAGTACGATTTCAATGGAATCTAAGTATAGAATAACAAGTAAACTAAGTAAAACTAGAAAAGGGGAGGATATAGTTAAAAGAAATTTTAGATTATCTTCTTGTTTTAGAGCTCTATACCAAAGTAAAAAGAAGAACTACCTAAATTCAATTAGAGCTACTACTAGGATGTTGCCTAATGCTAATTAATGATCATTTAACTGAAGATTACTTGATTAAATTAAATAATGCCCTTATAAAAAGTGACAGTGGAACTTTTATCAAAAAAGAGAACTCTAAGATGAGTAATGTAGATGAAACATTACAAGAACGTGGAAATAGATATGGTGAATTTGCAAACCACTCAGCTATTACACAAGCATTAAAAAGAGTAGCAGAGGGTGATATTACATTACCTATTGGAGATGGTGTAGAGACTATATATGTCCCTGAGACTAATTTTAAAACTCTTTCTCCAGCACACAAAGAAGCTTTAGATATGATTTTTCATAAAATCGGTAGGATACTTAATGGTGATCCTAACTATACAGACAGCTGGCATGACATTGCTGGGTATGCTACTCTTGCAGAAAAAGAATGCCAATAATAAGGATACCTTTTACAAAAGAGGATGATGAACTAGGCGCTTGGTTAAGTGCTGCACTAGAAGATCCTAATGTATGTAAAGAATTTAAAGAGGTAATCAATAATTGGTTTAATTCTAAAACTATAACTATTAAAGATATTTCACAATCTAGGAAAACTATTGAAAAAAGAATGTGGGAATCTTTAAAAAAATAGGAGATTACTATGAAATTATCAGTAACTAGATTCAGCAGGATGCGAATCAAGATGAGTGGATAATAATAGCTGCATCCGCCTTATTATGTTTAACATTAAACATTTATATGGAGGCACGCAGTGAGCCAATAGAAAGTCAGGTTGCTATAGCTGCTGTGACTATGAATAGGGTGATGGAGAAGGATCAGAAATCAACTATTTGTAGAGTAGTATATCAACCAGGGTCTTTTTCTTGGACAAAGAAGCGAGTAAAGATAAAAGAGCCTAAAGCTTATAATAAAGCTAAGCAAGTGGCCTCACTTTACTTATCTGGTAAACTAAACAATCCTATAGGGAATAGGAAGTATTTTAATCATATATCCCTTGGAAAGAGATTTAGTACACCACATAAACCTATAAGAATTAGTAAGTTAGTTTACTATTAATTTTATACGCCTACTGGGGATTCTCGGTGGGCGTTTTTTTTCCTCTAAAATTTAGTAAGAGAGTGTAGCATGTTGTTTGGAAAAGACTTTGAAATAGTTGAATTTGTAGATGGAACTTATGGAGTTAGAGCAGTAACCTACTTCTTTTGGTTTAAAATAATAGAATATTACTTAGATGAAGAGTGTGCAAGATGGACCCTACCTGATATAATAGTAAAACGTTGTAAATTCAAGTGTCTTGAAGAAGCTAAAGTAATCAAAGATAGATCCTATTTTAAAATAAAGAGGATAGTTGAATGATAAAGATAGATATAGTTAGATTTGCAAGGAGAGTGTATTGACAGTAAGAATATTAGAACCAAAAGAGACTTACATAATGGATTACCCTCAGTTTGTAGAACTAGCCAAACGACAAGCTGAGATTATATGGCTTCCAGATGAGATAGAAGTAGAGAAGGATTTACATGATATAAAGACTAATTTCTCTCCTAGCGAATATCATGGAATTGTAACAGTCTTAAAATTGTTTACTCTTTATGAAACTAGGGTGGGAAATGAGTACTGGAAAGACTATGTATCTAAAGTCTTCCCTAGGCCAGACATACAAAGAATGGCAGCCACTTTCTCCTATATGGAATTAGGGGTTCATGCTCCATTCTACGCAAAGCTTAATGAGGTATTAGGATTAGATACACCAGAATTCTTTAATTCATATTTAGAAGATGAAGTTCTATCTAATAGAATGGATTGGGTGGCTAAAAGATTAAGAAGAAAAGGGACACATTTAGATAGATTAAAGTCAGTAGCAATCTTCTCTATGATTGAAGGTGCTATTCTTTATTCCTCATTTGCATTTATTAAACATTTTCAAACTAAAGGGAAGAATAAATTAATAAACGTAAATGCAGGTATTAACTTCTCAGTACAAGATGAGGACATCCATTCTGTAGGAGGGGCTTTATTATTTAAAACTTACTTACAAGAGGTCTTAGTAGAAAACTCTAATTTCAATCTAGTAGAATTAGTAGAAGAAATTATAAATACTGCTAAAATTATTTACGAACATGAGAGTATTATAAACAACAAGATATTTGAAACAGGTGAGATGGAAGGGATTACAGCTCTCCAATTAAATAACTTTGTTCAATCTAGATTAGACCTGTGTTTATCTCAACTTAATATTGAACCTATCTTCAAACCTAAATATAACCCTATAGCTGAATGGTTTTATAATAATATTAATAGTTCTATTCTACATGATTTCTTTGTTAAACAAGGAAGTGACTATAATAGAAACTGGAAAGAGACAGCATTCAAATGGTAAAGGAGTAAGAAAATGAAACCATTCTATGAGTATAGTACTAGTAGCGAGATTCACAATAATGAAATTACTATTAAAGTTGTAATACCATCTAAATTCGGGAGGTTAATTACTCCAGAGGATGCAGAAATAATCGAATGTATTATATTATCTAGAATTGATGATGTGCTACTTTATATAATCAATAAGCATATCTATTTAACTATTGATAAAGTCAAATCATCCTTTATTCATGATAAGAGAGTACATAATATAAATGAATATATAAGATTATTTAAAAGGATATTTTATAGGACTAAGCCTGCATTGATGACAGATAAAGAACACCATGAGATAAAAGAAACTCTAAAATATAGCAATCAACTAGATGTGGAGTAAGTATTGAGTATCTATAAAGAATTAAGTGAAGAAAGAAAAGAACTTCAAGCTAAAGGAGAATTACCTAATTGGATAACTACTAACTCTTGGCAAATGTTAAAGAGTAAATACTTAGATAAAGATGAGACTTTATTAAGTAGATTTGCTTCTATTAGTAATAGAGCTGCTAGTTATATGCCAGACAATATAAAACATGAATGGTTTGATAAGTTCTTTTTATTAATGTGGAATGGATGGCTAATTCCATCTACTCCAGTACTAGCTAATATGGGTAGAGATAAAGGATGCCAAGTCTCTTGCTCAGGAGGGTACATTGGTGATTCAGTATATGATTTCTATAATGGACAAGTGGAAGCGGCTCTACTCTCGAAGAATGGATTTGGTACATCAGGATACCTTGGAGCTATTCGTCCAAGAGGCTCCGGTATTAATGGGATTCGTGGTAGTGCTTCTGGTGTTCTACCAGTATTTAAAGATTATATACAAGTTAGTAAAGACATCTCTCAAGGGTCTTCTAGAAGAGGTGCTTGGGCAGGATACTTAGAAATAGATCATCCAGATTTCTTAGAAATACTAAACTTTATCTCTAAGACACCTGATGATGCTAATGTAGGATGGATAATATCAGATAAGTTTATAGATAGACTTAATAATGGTGATTCTGACGCCATAGAACGTTACCAGAAGACTTTAAAGTTAAAGATGATTACTGGTAAGGGCTACTACTTCTTCATTGATAAGGTGAATAGATTAGCACCTTCTTGGTATAGAGAGCAAAATAGAAAAATAGTAGCTTCTAACCTTTGTACTGAGATAGCCCTTCCATCTACCCTAGAGGAGACTTTTACCTGTGTACTCTCATCTAATAACTTATCTAAATGGGATGAATGGAAATCAAAAAATGTTTTCTTTGATTCTCTTGTATTTCTCCATTGTGTGGCTTTGGACTTTATTAATAATGGTTCAAACATTCTCGGACTTGAAAAAGCTATTAATTTTACTAGGAACCATATGGCTCTTGGTCTGGGTACTCTTGGATACCATACCTATCTTCAAGATAACCTAATACCTTATGAGTCTCTAACAGCTCATCTGTGGAATGTAGAAGTTTATAGACAAATGCACTCAGAGACACTGGATGCTTCTCAATGGTTAGCAACTATATTTGGAGAAGCCCCTATCACTCAAGGTTATGGAGTAGCTAATGCAACTCGTATAGCTATCGCACCTAATCTATCTTCGGCTCTATATGCTGGTGGGGTCTCTCAAGGGATAGAACCTATCTATAAGAATGTGTATATTCAAGGAAGTGCTGCTGGAGAAATGGATAGAGTTAATCCATCTCTATTAAAGATAATGAGAGAGAGAGGAAAGTACTCTAAGAAAACTTTAGATAATATTATAAAAGATAAAGGCTCTGTTAGAAACGTAGACTGGTTGAGTAATGAAGAGAAAGAAGTTTTTAAGACAGCCTTTGAAATAGATCAAAGGGTAATCCTAAGAGCAGCATCAACTAGACAAAGATTTATTGATCAGGCTCAATCAATTAATTTATTCTTTTCAGCAGATGAAAGTGAAGAGTATATTTCAGAGGTACATAAAATAGCATTTGAAGATAAATATATAAAATCATTGTATTATATTCGTAGTGAAACGGGAGTGGTATCCCATAAAGGTGAGTGTGTAGCATGTGGAAGTTAATAGTATTAGTAGTGCTCTTATCAGGTTGTTCATATATTACTTATGAGGGTAAACCAGATGGAAGTACAGTTGTAAAAGGATGGGAAATAGGATCAACTACAGCTCTCTCAGGGGCTGATTTTAGTACTACTGGAACAAGTAGATCACTTAAGATAGATTCGTTTAATAAGGATCAAGTAGAAGGCTTAAAACAAGTTAATCAAGGTTTATCATTAATCGTAGAAGGCGCTGCTAAAGGGGCATTGAAATGAAAAAGTTAGTATTACTATTTTTACTATTTACTACGCAAGTAATAGCAGAAGATTTAGATAAAAGGCATGATGGCTCTGTATTCTCATGTAATGAGATTAGGGCTGATTATGTAACTTCAGGTAAAGAAGTGTTCTTTAAAGAATATCAAGAGTGGTGCAAAGGAAGTAAATTATATCCGCAGGAAGAGTTAAGTAGAGGTGAGGTAAACCCTACTGGTAATTTCATTGAATTAAGAAAGCAGTTATGATTGCTAAATTATTTAAAGTATTAGGATGGATAGTTCTAGCACTTACCTTTTTATTCTGGGTAGAGATTGAGATGCAATCCCAAAATCCATGTAGTGTATGGGCTAAACATCCAAATGAATGTAGTTCAAACCATTATCCAAATATTAAATAATGCCTAGAAGACTTAAGTTTTCAGGAATGAAGAGGAGGGGGGTAGTAAGTCAACTCCCTCCTGAAGGTACAGATGAGGAACTAATGGAAGCTTTTAATGTAGCTGAATCTTATCTTTATAAGATCTTATCTTATGCAGATAAGGAGGAAGTAATACCTAAAGAAGAGCTAGATAAAGAAAGAAGAATATTTCAGTTTGTAAAACAAGGACCAAAGGCAGCATCATTTAGATTTACTAAACATGGCAAACTTACATCTGCTGATGTTCTTTATTTCTTATCTACTACTCAATCAGCAGATAGACTGTCCGAGACCTATGGTGTATCTGCTACTAAAATAAGAGCTATTAGAAGAGGAGATAGCCCAGACTGGCATTGGGAGTATTTATTTGTTAGAAGATTAAAAGCTATCCTTAAAGGAATAGCAATTAAATCAGATGCAACAGAATTTAGGACTCACAGAATATATTCTATATCTCATAGAACTACTCCTAGTAATATTGAAATATTATATTATACTACTTCTCTTCTTAAAGCTAAGAAATTAAGACAAGGTATTATAAAAGAAAAGGAATATGATAAGATGGTCAAGGAAGGAACTTTAGATATAATCTATCCTATAGATAGAATATTAGTAATGAAGTAAATAATTATGCAACCTATTAAGAAATATGCTAAAGATGATAATGATCCACTATGGGAGAGTGAGGATGGATGGTTAGTTAATGTTAAAGATTATGAAGTACTAGAATCAGAGTATAAAAGAGTATTAACTGAGTATAGTAAATTAGTTGAATCATATGTAGATATTAGGTCTAAATACACTATGCTTATAGTTAAGTTAAAAGAGATGACTGATATTATATCTAAGTAATACTACTCTCCCTTCTGGGACAAGTGTATTATATCATACTTTCTTTCATTTGTCAATACCCACAAAAAAGCCCCTATAGGAATTAATACTCCTATAGGGGCTTTTATTTGTTTAAAATTCTTCTTGCATTTGAGTTCTAATTAACTTAGATCTACTGTTAATATCTCTTAGTTTAGAAGCTCTGTCTTCAAATGATAAATTACGATCATGCACTACCTTACTTCTTAAAGTAGCCACTTCCTGTAATCTCTTCTGATAATATTTCTTTCTATTGTAATCCCCAGATTCACTCACACCAATAGCACCAAATCCAGTAATACCGGCTAATACCTGTCCAGGAGTAGATTTAATATCACCAAACCTATCTTTAGGTGGGGTATTAGTAACAAAAGTATCAACCATCTTGCTAGCCCATCCATGGGATGAAAGCCAAGCAGGAGTCATAATGTTCATAGAAAACAACATCAATTCAGAGAGTTGTTGACTTCCAGAAGCTCCAGGGGTCATAATGTTCTTTCCAGTAAAACTATCCTTACCATTTAGCATTGCTGCAACAGCAGTAGGGGTAGGACCACCTAAGAATCCAAACTCATTAAATACTGTGCCTACTGATTGAACACCAGTAGAAATAGGTGATTCCATCCCATCTTCTACATAATTCTCATGAACTTTTCTAGCAGCAGTTACATACTGACTCCAAGGAATCAGATAATCTAATGGTAGTATTTGAGGACGATTAGAACTATCTTTGAAAGGTAAGAAAGCAGTACCTGCATTATGTCTATAATAATCTGGTAATCTTCTTTTAAACTTTCTAATATCTTCATCGTCCCAATCATTAGCCATTTGAGAGATCATAGTAAGTAAAGCCGGAAGAGTAGCATACTGAGCAAACTTTAATGGATGTTTAATCATAGCTCTTATAGCAGCTGGACCAGCCTTATAAGTAAAAGTTAAGAAAGGAGCACCAAAAGGTATCCTTCTCAAAGTCCTTACCCAACTATGTACTTGGGTATAATCGAATAAAGTTTCATTAGCATGATTAGCCGCTTTAGTCAATAGAACTTGCTTATGATTATTATCTAGATCATCTAACTTCTTATTATTTTGAGTTTCCCAAGTTTGAATATAATCTCTAAAAGCAACTGTTTTAAATGTGCCTTCAAGAAATGCAAACATCTTGGAAGTAGTAGCACTAGTTTTATGACCAGCCATTTTTAACATAGCCATAACTCTTTCATCAGTAAAATGAAGAATATCATCTAAACTAGTAGATTTTCTTTGAGCATAAGCAGCTTGAGCAGCTTCTAATTCATCACCATATTGACTATAAATATCTTGCAGTTCTACGGCACTAAAAGTAGTACCAAATAATCCATAATCATTAGCCATCTTCCAGTAACTACTTTGCTGTCCATTTTTAGCTTTAATTAACTCATCAGTGAGCATCCCAATCAATTTAACTTTAGATGTGCTAGTACCTAGATCTAACAGTGCAAAATTACCAAAGAAGTTTCTAACCCAACTAGCAGGATTCAACCCTACCATGCTAAGTTTCCAAAATCTATTAACTCTTTCTAGAGTACCATTAGGAGCAAAGAATTTCTCAATGTTATCCTTATGTGCAGTATTATAAGGTGCTACAAATGACTCCAAATCATTAGCCACTTCCTTTCGTACATATTTACCAGATAGAGCACCCATTTGTTTGTTCTTAGGGAGCCTAACA